TTGAACGTATTGGATTAACAAATGTTGCAGGTTATCAACTTAAATCTGCAAGACGATCTCTTAATATCTTATTTCAAGAATGGGGTAATAGAGGTATTCATTATTGGGAAATAGGTTCGACAAATCTAGATCTTATAGAGGGTCAAGCAGATTATGATTTTTTTAGATCTAGCGATGATGGAACGTCGGCTACAACTACGGACCCAGCTAGTGTGTTTGGTATATCTGATGTTCTTGAAGCACAATTAAGATCCAATAGAACTCAAACTACACAATCAGATAGTCCTATGACAAAAGTAGATAGATCTACATATGCAGGATTCTCAAACAAATTATCTAAAGGCACACCTAATCAATATTGGGTAGAAAGATTTATAGATAAAGTTACTATACATATCTATCCAACACCAGATTCAACTAACGCATCTAAAGATATGCATTTCTTTTTTGTAAAAAGAATACAAGATGTAGGGGATTATACTAATGCAACTGATGTTCCTTTTAGATTTGTGCCTTGTATGACATCAGGATTAGCTTTTTATCTTGCACAAAAGTATGCACCTGAAAGATTACAAGCTATGAAATTGTTTTATGAAGATGAATTAGCAAGAGCATTAGCTGAAGATGGTTCTGCAGCTAGCACTTACATAACACCAAAAGTTTACTACCCAGGAGCATAATGCCAAAATACGCAACAGGAAAATATGCAAAAGCAATATCAGATAGATCTGGTTTAGAGTTTCCATACAGAGAAATGGTTAGAGAATGGAATGGATCTATTGTGCATGTATCTGAATTTGAACCTAAACAACCACAATTAGAGCCAAGACCATCTAGTGCTGACGCAATATCTTTAAGAAATGTTAGAGTTGCTCGAATAGAAAATGCAGTAGCATATTCTTTACCAGAAGATGCTTTTGAAACTTATGAAGCAGGCTCGAGAGTTATTAACGTAACTGCACCTGGTCATGGTTTAACAAATGGAACAACTTATAGATTTAGAGGACAACCAACCACTTCAGCTAGTAGTAGTTTTAAATATGCAGACCCAGGAAGTTTTGATGGAATATCTGGATCTAATATTGCAAAAGCAGCTGGTTATACAATTACAACTGGAGTATTTAAAGATGGTGCAAGAGTTAGTACAGATTATGCTGTAGCAAACTTTTTTCATTTTACAGTTGACACAGATACTGCTACAAAAGGAGGAGTAAAAGGAGGAGGTGCTGGTTGTTCAGTAGGACCAGTTACATTAGAAGCATGATTAAATATATTATAAATAAAATTAAAGGGTGGTTTACTCCTAGCCAAAACAAAGATGAGCATCTTGTTTTGTATGAAGATATGCCAGAACCAGATGTTCCAGTTCATGAGGAAGAACCAAAAAAATGTGGTACACACAATAGATATAAAAAAAGTTGTCCAACTTGTAGAGAATTAAGACAAGCAGGAGTTATTTAATGGCAGGATTAAGTGCATCAGGATTAAAAACACAAATTAGAAGTTACACTGAAACAGATTCAAATGTTTTATCAGATAGTGTTTTAGAAAATATTATTTTAAACGCACAATATAGAATATTTAGAGACGTGCCTATTGATGCAGATAGAAAACAACAAACAGGTAATTTAGTTGTTGGTCAAGAAACAATTAATGCTCCAGCAGGAGCAGTTTTTATTAGAGCTATACAAGTTTATGATTCTACTTCTGCTACTACAGGAGCTAACGTATTTTTAGAAAAAAAAGATATTACGTATTTACAAGAATATATTTCATCAACTGAGTCATCTAAAAGAGGAAAACCAAAATATTATGCTATGTTTGGTGGAGCTACAGGAGAATCTGATACTACATCTGGAAGAATGATGTTTGCCCCTGTTCCTGATGCAACTTATTCATTTAGAGTTCACTATAATGCTGCTCCTGCATTATTAGAGAATAATGATACTAATTATATAAGTCTTAACTTTCCAAATGGTCTTTTATATTGTTGTCTATCAGAGGCTTATGGCTTTTTAAAAGGTCCGATAGATATGTTGACTTTATATGAAAATAAATATAAACAAGAGGTACAGAAGTTTGCAATTGAGCAAACTGGCAGAAGAAGACGAGATGATTACACTGATGGAACTGTCAGATTTAAAATTGAGTCATCTTCACCGTAATAGGAGATTAAATTATGGCAATATCATCGGCGATTTGTACAAGTTTCAAACAAGAAATTTTAGTAGGTACACACAATTTTACTGCTTCTAGTGGTGATACTTTTAAGATAGCTTTATATACAAGTTCTGCATCTTTAGGTGCAGGAACCACTGCTTTCTCAGACACAAACGAAATTTCAAATACATCAGGATCTGCGTACAGTTCAGGTGGTGCAACTTTAACAAGTGTTACACCAACGACATCTGGAACAACTGCATTTTGTGATTTTGCAGACGTAAGTTTTACTTCAGCATCTTTCACAGCTAATGGTGCATTAATTTATAATTCTTCACAGTCTAACAAAGCTGTTGCTGTTATCGCTTTTGGTGGTGATAAAACAGTTTCTAGTGGAACATTTACAATTCAATTTCCTACAGCAGACGCATCTAACGCAATCATCAGAATAGCATAGGAGGCCACCCATGTCGGTGACTTCAGGATGGGGCCGGTTAACCTGGGATCAATCTCAATGGAGCGGTTCTACACTTTTAACAACAGGGTGGGGTGCTGAAGATTGGAATAATGGATCTTGGGGTCAGATAAATGATGAAATAATTTTTCCAACAGGTGTATCAGCTAGTTTTTCTATAGGTTCTATTGTTGCTTTTTCTGAACAAGGTTGGGGTAGAGATGATTGGGGTCAAGAACCTTGGGGTGAAAGTTTTGATCCTGTTATTTCAGTAACAGGTTTTGGTTTAACAGCTTCTTTAGGTAATTCAGAAGAATTTAATAAAACAGGTTGGGGAAGATTAACTTGGGGAACTGCGGATTGGGATGAAGCTGCTGACGAGACTGTATCTATAACTGGAGTCGAAGCAACATCTTCTTTAGGAACGGCTGTTCAAGGTATTGGTGTTCCTTTAGAAATGATAGCTAATCCACCTTCAGGGGATCAACTTTTAAAATTTGCAAGAACTAGCCTTGGTAGTCTTACTGTTGTAACAGAAGAGATTGCAGTTGTTACAGGAGTGTCAGCTAGTTTTTCAACTCCGACTTTATCTTACGTAGGAACTTTAGTTGGATGGGGTAGAGATGCTTGGGGTGATAATTCTTGGGGTGAATCTCCTAATCAAGTTTTAAGTATTGTTGGTGTAGATGCAACTACAAGTGTAGGATCAATATCGCCAGCGGATGCAGTTGGCTTATCTGGTCAAGAAGTAACTACAAATATTGGAAGTGTAACTTTTACAATTGATTCAACACCAGCAATTACAGGTCAAGAGGCTTCAGGAAATTTAGGAACACTAGGTTTAGAATTTGGTCCAGCATCTATATCTGGAGTATCCTCTACATTTAACGTGGGCACGCTAGGACTAGAATTTGGTCCAGCAGCCATTACAGGTGTTTCATCAACAGCTAGTGTAGGTGAGTTAACAATTGATGATGCACAAATAATTAATATAACAGGTGTTCAATCTACATCTGCCGTGGGATCTATAGTTCTTGAAATAGGTGTGCCTTTAACAGGTATAGCTGCAACATCTTCAACTGGGTCTATAACTCCAGCAGATGTAATAGGTTTAACTGGATTACAAGCTACTTTTGTAGATCCTACAATTGGAGTACAAGCTTATAAAAACGTTAATACAGGATCAAATGACTCTTACAGTAATGTTGACAGTGGATCAAATACGTCATATAGTGACGAGTCAACAGGATCAAATAGTTCGCTTTCTAATGTTGCAACTGGATCCAATACAAGTTATAGTGACGCTGCATAGGAGATAAAAAATTATGGCATCAACATACACGGGACTAGGTATAGAGCTTCAAGCAACTGGTGAAAATGCCGGTACATGGGGTACTAAAACTAATACAAATTTACAACTTATAGAACAAATTTCAGGTGGTTTTACGCAACAAGCTGTTTCTGATTCAGGAGATACAGATTTATCTGTATCTGATGGGTCTACTGGAGCAACTCTTGCTCACAGAATGATTGAGTTTACAGGAACTATAAGTGCTGGAAGAAATGTAACAATACCAATTGATGTCCAAACTTTTTATTTTTTAAAAAATTCTACAGGTGGTTCTCAAACTGTAACTTTTAAATATGTTTCAGGGTCCGGTGATAGTGTAGCAGTAGCTAGTGGAGCGACTAAAATTGTATTTGCTTCTGCGAACGATGGTACTAACCCTGATATGATTGACATGGGTTTTGGTACAGGCGATGTAACACTTACAGGAACACAAACTTTAACAAATAAAACTTTGACTGCACCTAAAATAGGAACTTCTATTTTAGACACAAATGGTAATGAATTGTTTTTGTTAACAGCAACAGGTTCTGCTGTTAATCAACTTACATATGCTAACGCAGCTGCTGGAAATGCACCATCATTTACGGCTTCTGGAGGAGATAGTAATATTAACATAAATCTGGTACCAAAAGGCACAGGTCAGGTTCAAGCAAATGGATCAGGTTTAGCAACAACAGGAAAAGCTATTGCAATGGCTTTAGTTTTCGGTTAAAAGGAGCACAGGAGAATAAATTATGGCAGCACCAAATCTAGTAAACGTAGCAACGATTACTGCAAAGTCTAAACAAGCAGCTTTAACTACAACATTAACAACTGAGATTCTTGCAAATGCATCATCATCAGGAAAAGTTTTTAAAATTAACAATATTATTATCGCAAACATTGATGGCTCATCAGCCGTAGATGTTTCAGTTTTTATAACTAAAAGTGGTGGTTCACCTATCGCTATCGCAAGCACAATATCTACACCTGCAGATGCAACTTTAGTAGTTGTAGATAAAAACACAGCTCTTTATTTAGAAGAAGGAGACAACATTGAGGCTGGTGCTAGCGCAAACTCAGACGCAACTATCACCATAAACTACGAAGAGTTAAGCTAGGAGGTATAGATGCCATCTAACGGCGGAGTTATAGGACCAACAATAGAACCTGCAACAGGGACATCAGAAAATATAACATCATTTACTTCTGATGGTACATTCACAGCTCAATCAAATCAAACTTCAGCTACAGTTTTATTAGTAGCAGGAGGCGGTGGAGGCGGACCTACGGGGTCAAATGAAGCTGGCGCTGGAGGCGGCGGAGCAGGAGGGTTTCGAGTTTTAACTGGACATCCACTCCCTGCATCATCAGTTTCTGTGACAGTCGGAGCTGGAGGTGGCGCTGGTGCTAAAGGAAACAATTCTACATTTGCCTCAGATACACCTATATCGGCAACAGCTGGTGGTAAAGGTGGAGGAGCAGAGTCAGGCGGAACAGACATGAACGGAGGTTCAGGAGGTGGAAAAGGAAATTTAGGTGGAGGATCAAACCCAGGAAACCCACCAATCAATTCAGGATCAGGAAACGCTGGAGGTTATTCTCCACCAGAAGGAAATCAAGGTGGAAATACTGGCGGAGGACCAATTTATGGTGGAGGCGGTGGCGGAGGAGCTGGCGCGCAAGGCGGAGATGGACCAGCTTATCCAAATAATGCAGGAGCAGGAACTGCTTCAGATGTAAGAAGCCCAACTGCATCACCATCACCTGTAACTTATTCTACTGGTGGAATATCTGGAAGATTTCCAGCAAGTGGAGGAGGATCATCAGGAAGTGCTAATACTGGAAACGGTGGTGGAGGAGCTAATTGCACAATTCCACAAGGAAATGGTGGAGGAGCAGGTGGATCAGGTATTGTTGTAGTTAAAGAAGTTGCATTACCAGGCGGAGCTTCAGGAGTTTGGTCAATGGCTGATGTTGTAAAATATGAAAAAGAAGGGACATGGCCTACATAGGAAAATTAAATTATGGCACACTTTGCAGAAATTAGATCAGATAATAATACAGTTTTAAGAGTTGTTGTTAAAAGCAATTCAGATATTGACGCTAATGGTGGAGACTTATCTGCTGAAGCTGAAACATGGGTTACTAACAATACTCCTAACGATCCTTTAATAAAAGAAGAATTAGGCGGAACTTATCCTGATACTTATTGGAAACAAACATCTTATAACAATAGTTTTAGACAAGTATATGCTGGACCAGGATATACTTATGATTCATCAATTGATAAATTTATACCACCAAAACCACACGATAATTGGGTGTGGGATGAAACAAATTGGAGATGGAAACCACCTGTTGATGTGCCAACTGAACCAGGCCCTTGGAGATGGAATCAAGAAGAAAACACGTGGGAAAATATAAGAGGTATTTAAAAATACAATTAGAAAGAAAAAATGCATTATGAAAATTATTACTGGTACTTTGATAGAGCTGTGCCAGAAAAAGTCTGTGATGATATTATAAAACTTGGAAATCTTAAACAAGAACAGATAGCATTAACAGGAAACATAGAAGGTACAGATAAAAAAGAATATAAAAATTTAACAGAAGAAGAAAAAAAAGATTTAAAAAGCAAGAGAGATTCAAACATAGCATGGATAAATGACCAGTGGGTTTATGATGAAATCTTTCCTTATATAAGAACTGCAAATAAAAATTCAGGTTGGAATTTTCAATGGGATTGGGCAGAGAGTTGTCAGTTTACCAAATATAAACTAAATCAATACTATGGTTGGCATCAAGACTCTTGGGATAAAATATATACAGATAAAGAAAATAAAAATTTAAATGGTAAAATTAGAAAATTATCTGTTACGGTAAATTTAACAGAGGGTGATGAGTATGAAGGTGGTGATTTAATGTTTGATTTAAGTAATCCAGATAATAAAAATAATATTTTAACAGCTAAAGAAGCTAAAAATAAAGGATCAATTATAGTTTTTCCATCTTTTAATTGGCATCAAGTTTCTCCTATAACTAAAGGAATAAGATATAGTTTAGTTATTTGGTGTTGCGGAAAGCCTTACCTATAAAATGTTAGTAAAAGAATATTGGATAAAAGATCAAAATTACATAAATTCTTTAATACAAGAAATTAAAGATAATGTAGATGAGTCGCACTCTTATAAAAGTAATGTTAGAGGAAAAAAAACTTATTGGAAACACTTTGTAAAAAAGAGTAAAAATTTTAAACCTGTTTTAGATTTATTAAATGAATATGTTTTATACGAGGCTTGGGGTAATATATTAAATAAAAATGATTATGTAGAAGAACACAATCACTTTAGTTCTAACTTAATAAACCGTTTTATTGACACAAGTGGTATTTTATATTTAACAGATTATGGATCAGGAACTTTTTTTAAAGAGTTTAATACAATTATAAAGCCTAAAGTTGGTAAGATAATTGTTTTTGATTCAAAATACTTACATTCTGTAAAAAGATGTGATACAGATGAACCAAGAATTACATTAGCTTTTAATGGAAGAAGAAAGGAATCATATGAGTTTTAAAGATAAAAAATATAGTTTAGTAAAATCTGTTATCTCTAAAGAAAAAGCAGATTTTATTTATAAATATTTTCTTTTAAAAAGAAAAGTAGCGAGATATTTATTTGATAACTCCTATATGTCTCCTTTTAGAGATGACTGGGGTTCTTTTAGTGATCCACAAGTTCCTAAAACTTATTCTCATTATTCAGATATAGCCATGGAAGTTTTATTAGAGGAGATGTTACCAGTTTTAAAAAAAGAAACCGAATTAGATTTAGTCCCTACCTATTCATATGCTAGACTTTATAAAAAAGGAGATATTTTAGGAAGACATAAAGATAGAGAGAGTTGTGAAATATCAACAACTTTGAATTTGGGTGGAGATTCTTGGCCAATATTTTTAGAACCAAATAAAAATGTAGGAGTTCCAGGAGTAAATGGTTGTACGTTTAATAGTAATAACCCAGGAATAAAAATAAATCTAGAACCTGGAGATATGTTAATTTATTCAGGTTGTGTGTTAGAACATTGGAGAGAACCTTTTGAAGGAGAAACTTGTGGTCAAGTCTTTTTACATTATAATGATATAAAAACTTTTGGAAAAGAATATAAATTTGATAAAAGACCTTTTTTAGGTTTACCTAGTTATTATAATAAATGATTTATCCAACAACAATAGTTGATAATTTTTTTGATGATCCTGATAAAATTGTAGAATATTCAAAAAAATTAAATTACAAAAAAGACCCTAATAATGATTGGCCTGGAGTTAGAACGGAATCGTTAAATAAAATAAATTATGATTTATTTAATACTTCCATTACAAAAATAATATCTATTTTATATCCGATGGATTTTAAAAATATAACGTTTAAAGCAACTCAATTTTTTCAAAAAGTAAATAAAGAAGATAGAGATATTGGTAATAAACATACAGATCCAAATTTAATTACAGCTATTATATATTTAAGCGATCATAAAAAATGTGGTACATCTATTTGTAGAATGGAAGGAGTAAGATCTAAGTATAAAGAATCAATTATAGTTGAATCTATGTACAATAGATTATTATTGTTTGATGCATCACAACTACACGCTGCACAGAAATATACGGATGGTTCTAGTGATGACAGACTAACATTAATATCTTTTATTTATAGTCTACATCATGAAAATTTAAAATACCCTATTCCTGAAATGAGACGATTATTGATATGAAAGAATTAATTTTTTTAGGCGGAACTGCTAGAGCAGGTAACACATTATTAGCTTCTATGTTTATGCAACATCCCAACATAGCTATAACGGCTCACAGTAATTTAGTTAATATATTATTTAATTTAGATAATATTAAAAAAGGAAGTTTTCACAAAAATTTTCCAGATAATAAATCTATAGATAACATTTTAGATAATGTAGTAGAAAGATATTATTCACATTGGAAAGAAGATGTTATAATAGACAGAGCTCCATGGGGAACACTTGGAAATCTTGAACTAATTAAAAAATATATAAAACCAAAAGAGATAAAATTTATTTTATTAAAACGATCTTTTAAAGAAGTGTTAGGTTCTTTTTATAGAATGGGTGGAGTATATACAAACATGAATCATATGATGGCTCCTAATCAAATGATAAGATTTGATTATCAGTCTGTAGGAACTGTACTACAAGATCCAGAAATAAAAAAATTAATTATAGAATATGATGATCTAGTTTCTAAGCCACAAGAAATTATTAACAGTGTGTGTGACTTTTGTAATAAAGAACGTTTTACTTTAGACATAAATAAGTTACAGCAATTAGAGATTAACGGAGTTAAATATAACGATGAACATGTTCAAGCTCCTTTGCACACAATTAAAACAGATAAAATAAAAAAAGATAATCATAATTATGATAAAATTTTACCAAAAGATATTTATGAACAATATAAACACTTTGATGAAGTTTGGGAGAAAACACCAAATTTTAATTTTATTAATAAAATTAACAATTTTGAAAATATAAAAAAATATGTTGAATTATTTATGGATAAAGATTGGAAGGAATATACTTTTAGACAAGATAGTTTTGATGTTCATGCTGAAACTCTAACAATACCTATTATATATAATGAGGATTTTGACAAAGAAATATTAGATAAAGGAACTCATCATGGTATATTTGTTAAAATTTTAGGTAGTATAGAAGCAGAACTTTTAGCTAAACATGGTAGTGGCCATATTGTTAGAGCTATACTAGTTAATCTACCTTCAAAATGTCAAATAAAACCACATCAAGATTATGGTAAATCTTTAAAAGAAACTCTTAGATATCATTTACCTATTGTGACTAACAAAGATGTTATATTTACTGTTGGTGGTGAGTCAAAAAATTTAAAAGAAGGTTTACTTTGGGAAATTAAAAATACAGAAAAAGTTCATTCTGTAATCAATAATGGACAAACTGACCGAATTCATCTAATAATAGACTGGAAAAAGTAATATATTTTTAGTAAAACGCTAGTATAATTAGGATTTTAATATGCTACAAAAAATAGGATTTCAACCAGGCATCAACAAACAAATCACACCTACTGGGGCCGAAGGACAGTGGATTGATTGTGATAACGTTAGATTTAGATATGGTATACCTGAAAAAATAGGTGGTTGGAATCAATTAGGAACTTTAAATGAAAATGAATTAACTGGAGCAGGTCGAGGGTTACATCATTTTATTAATAGTTTATCTAGAAAATACGCTATTATAGGAACAAATAGAATTTTATATGCATACTCAGGTGGTGTATTTTATGACATACATCCTATTCAAACAACAACCACACTTACAAATGCATTTACCACGACTAATGGATCACCAACAGTAACTATAAATTATCCTAGCGCACATAATTTGGTGCCAGGTGATATACTTTTAATGGATAATTTTACAGCTATTACAAATTCTAATTTTAGTGCATCAGATTTTAATGATAAAAAATTTATGGTTGCATCAACACCAACTAACATTACCGCTACAATAACAATGCCTTCAAATGAAAGTGGGTCCGGTGCAACAACATCAGGTGGTATCAGAATACAAAAATATTATACTGTTGGTCCTGCTGTTCAGGCAAAAGGTTTTGGTTGGGGATTAGGATCTTGGAGTGGAGAAGCTGCTGGTGCAATTACAACAACTTTAAATGGTGCTCTATTAAATGACACTGCAGGAACTGGAGGATCAGGAACTTCTATTACGTTGACAAGCACAGCTAATTTTCCATCTTCAGGTACAAACTTTATTCAAGTTGGTAATGAAGAAATATCTTACACAGGTGTTTCTGGAAATGACTTAACAGGAATTACTAGAGCAGTTAGAAACTCAACCCGTTCTGCACATTCTAATGGAGCGACAGTTACAAACTCGTCAGATTATGTTGCATGGGGAGAGGCAGCATCAGGAGATTTAGTTTTAGATCCCGGCATGTGGTCACTAGATAATTTTGGAGATAAGGCCATTTGTTTAATTCATGACAGTGCAGTATTTGAATGGGATTCTAGTTTGTCTAACGCGACTGAAACAAGAGCAACTATTATATCGGGTGCCCCAACTGCATCAAGACACATGGTTGTATCAACACCGGATAGACACTTAGTTTTTTATGGAACGGAGACAACTATTGGATCACCTGGCACACAAGATGATATGTTTATTAGATTCTCAGACCAAGAAGATATAAATACTTATACACCTACAGCAACCAATACAGCTGGTACACAAAGACTGGCTGACGGATCACAAATTAGAGGAGCAATCAGAGGTCGTGACGCTATTTATGTTTGGACTGATACAGCATTATTTACACAACGTTTTGTTGGTCAACCATTTACTTTTGCTTTTGCTCAAGTCGGAACTAACTGTGGATTAGTTGGACAAAATGCATGTGTAGAGGTAGATGGTTCTGCGTACTGGATGTCAGAAAATGGTTTTTTTAGATACGCAGGTAAGTTGGAATCACTACCATGTCTCGTAGAAGATTTTGTTTTTGATAATATAAATTTAGATTCTGGTAATCAGATGGTATCTGCTGGATTAAATAATTTATTTGGTGAGGTTATATGGTTTTATCCAGAGTCTAACTCATCAGTTGTTAATAGAATGGTTGCTTATAATTATTTTGATTCTTCACCACAAAGACCAGTGTGGACAGTTGGTAGTTTAGCAAGAACAATGTGGAGAGACTCTGCAGTTTTTGGAAAACCGCATGCACTAGAATATGATGCTGATACTGATACATCTTTTGATGTTATTGGTAATACTGAAGGTAGAACAAGTTACTATGAACATGAAACAGGAACAGATCAAAATAAAAATAGTGTTATTACAACAATAGCAGGAAGCATAACTTCTGGTGATTTTGATATTACACAACAAAGAGCATCATCAGGTCAACAAACAGGTGTTGCAACATTTAGAGGCGATGGTGAGTTTTTAATGAAGATTAGAAGATTTATACCTGATTTTATATCACAAACAGGAACAACTAGAGTTACATTAAATTTAAGAGATTTTCCAAATGATACAGCTACAAGTTCATCACTTGGACCTTTTGATATAACTACATCTACGAAAAAAGTAGACACACGTGCAAGAGCAAGAGCTATAGCATTAAAAGTAGAAAATACAGGATCTAGTCAAGATTGGAAATTAGGAACTTTTAGATTAGATATACAACCGGATGGTAGACGATAATGAATGGTATATTAGATTTATTTGGAATTAACAAAGAAGCCCAACCAGTTGATGCTATAAGAAGTGGTAAAGAACTTAGAGAAAATATAGAAACAAAAAATCAAGTTCTTGAAGATCTTATGAAAGAAAACCCAGATTTAGTAAATAATTTAAATACTAATGAGTATCCAACCACTACTGGTGGTATAACAGAAATGCAACCAAAAGCTTTTACTGCTATTAATAATCTTTATAATCAACTTACTATGCCTCGTGTAGGTAATTTTGGTATCATGGATTTAGTTAGCACGGGTAAATTTATAGCTAATCCTAGTGTTCTTGGAGCAGCTTTTTCTCCTATCGGAACCATTGCATTAGGAGCTCTAAAAGGTTTAGGATCATTGGCCGGTAGAGGAGAATCACGAAAAAATAAATTAAATTTAGACATAGGAAAAGAGATTGGTGATCCATATGGATATAAAGGTCAATTATCTTCTGGTAATTTAGGTTCAAGACAAGATCCTTTTGGTAGAAATTTAGTTTCTATGTTTAGTGACTATGAAAAAAATAGAAGAAAAGAGGTAGCTAGATTAAGTAAAATTAAAGATTTAAATAAATTTCAAAAAGATTTATTAGATTATGGTAAAAAATATTTAGATAAATTAGTAGAAAAAAGAAATATTGCATCAACACCAGGATTTGATGTCAGCGGTGGTGCTGGAGGTAGTTACGATAGAAGTTTTGATTATGGTGCAGATACTAAAGAAGCAGAAGATAGAAGGTCTTCTGACTTAGGTTTTAGTGATATAAGATTAAAAGAAAATATAGAGCTAGTAGGTAAATCACCATCTGACATAAATATATATAAATTTAATTACAAAGATAGTCCAACAACTTATCAAGGTGTTATGGCTCATGAAGTGCCATGGGCTAACGTTAAACATAGTAATGGATATATGATGGTAGATTATAATAAAATAGATGTAGAGTTTAAAAAATGGCAAAGATAGTACAAGTAATAACTAGACCATCAAAAGATTATGACGTGCAAACTGCAGAGGCTCAAGTAAGAGATCTTGATGCAATTGTAGAAAAACTAAACTCAACGTTTCAAGAAGAATTAAAAGATGAAATTGAAGCGTTTAACTTTTTTTTAAATTAATATGGCTAATCAATATAAATTTGTAGGCACAGATAACAGCACATCAGGAAGTGCAATAAATCCTTTTGGAACAGGCAATCCTTTGGTAAGTGAAACATACGTAATTAAATCTATACTAGTTACATCAGAAGGCACACCTACAGTCACTGTTACAAACAACAGTATTACAGCCATAAAATCAGCAGCTTTGACTGCTAATACTACAACAGAATTATTAACCCAACCTTTAGTGGTTGAAGGTGGTAATACCCTAACTGTACAATCAAGTAATACTAATTCATTTGATGTAGCAATTAGTTATTTAAACATTAAGAAAGAGGTAACAGCATAATGGAAGTGATAAAACCAACAAAAGTAGAAACAACATATAGACACAAAGAAACTGGAGAGCTTTTTAAGGAAAGAAAAGACTGGGAAGCTAAAGGTTATAAACAAGAAGATATGGCTCAAGACGTAAATGTAGTGATGCCAAGCCTTGATTTATTTGGAGAAACGAAATAGAATAGTATGATGGCAATATCTAGAATGCAACAACCCAGACAAATGTACGGACTCGGAAGCTTTGTTAAAAAGCTGACTAGAAAAGTAACTAGACCATTTACAAAAGTAGCAAGCAAAATAGTACCAAAAGAGATAGCAGGTATCATGAGACTAGCAGCACCTTTCTTAGGACCTATTGCAGGACCCGCTGCATATCTATTAGGTACAGCAAAACAGACTGGTAGAATTAGTCCTATGGATTTAGCATTAACTCTTGCACCTTATACAAAATTTAAAGGTGGAACAGGTATTGGTCAATTTAAACCTACAGGTTATGGTGATATGGGTTCAGGTCAAAGTTTAAGAAATATACTTTTAAGAGGAGAAGATTCCCTAGGAGAAGTTAGCGAATATATGTTAAGAGAAAATGATGCAGGTATTCCAAAGGTAGTTTATAGAGACAGGCCTGACATTTTAGCTCCAATGAGTGTGGATAAATACCAAGAAGCTATTTCAGGCGCTAATCCTATTTTTGGTAAATTAGGAACTAAAACAGATAAATTTTTATTTGGTGGAAAAGAATTACAATTTACAGATGGAACTCCCATAACTAAAGCCTCTATAGAAGCAAGAGGTCTTACTGGTAAAGACATTCCTTTTAAAGATTATGTAAACGCAGAAACATCAGGAATATTTGGTAAAGGTGGTGACATGTTTAAATTTGGTGGAGATCAAAGTATTTTTGATACTAAGGCAGGACAAACTTTATTTGGTAAGAAAAAAGATGATGGAACATTTGGGCCAAGTTTTCTTAAAATAGGATCAACAGGAATATCATTAGCATCTTATATAAAAGATTCTAAAACACCTGAAGAAGCAGGAACTAAATTAGCAGAGGCTACAGGAAACCCTGAAGACTATGAAAGAGGTTATCAATTATTCTCACAACTAACACCAGGTATATTTGATATACGAGAAGAATTTAGATTACCATCTGCAAATGGTGGTTTGATGAGAACTAATTATGCAATGGGTAGTAATGACGATGATAAACCAGTATTACCGGAAGATCCAACAAAACCTATAAATCCTTTTGGACCAAAACCAATCAAACCATTAGGTGATATGAAGATGGCTGAGTTTGATATAAAAGATTACATGGAAGAATTTGAAAGAGTCTTTCCCGAAATGAAAAATAAAAGAGGAACAGAAGAATACATGGATATGTTAGAAGATTATTTTAGAGGGCTAGCAGCTAAAGAGGCAGAAGGTATTATGATGGCAAAAGAAGGTGGCCGAGCAAACTTGGCTCTTGGAACAAAACCTACACCTGAAGAAAGTGGTCTAGGGGGGCTTCCAATTGAGGCAGATATGAGGTATACAGGAGGCTTCATGCCATACGGCGCAAAAGAAAAAGCCGATGACGTGCCTGCTAGATTAAGCAAAAACGAATTTGTATTTACTGCTGATGCTGTAAGAGCAGCTGGTGGTGGTAGTGTTAACGAAGGTGCTAAAAAAATGTACGCTACAATGAAACAATTAGAAAAAAAACCTGAGGCGAAAGGAATGATGTCATAATGGCTGAAAATATTCAACAAACAACCATAACACAAGCTCCTGATTATCTAAAACCAGGTATAGAAAAATTTTTAGAGGGTGCAACAGCACAAGCTGGTCAAGCACTAGACACATCTAAATTTGCACCATCTGTAGTTGGATTAGGTGCATTACAACAACAGGCACAACAACAAGCAGCAACACAAGCTGGTCTTGGTACATTACAATTTGATCCTACAACAGGAGCAGTATCAGGTGTTCAAGGAACGGGTGTTGCAGGATTTCAACCATTTTTAACAGATGCACAAACCACTTTAGGTGGTGTATCACCGATGATTCAAGCAGCAGCAACAAGAACTGGTCCAACTGCATTTCAAGCTTTTGAATCACCATATCAAACAGCAGTTAGAGATGCTACACTAGCACAATTTGATGAACAAGCAAAAGCAAGAAGACAAGGGATTAGAGATCAAGCAACTGCATTAGGAGCTTTAGGTGCAGGTAGAACAGGTGTACAATTATCAGAGTACGACAGGAAATCTGATATGGACAGAGCTTTACTACAAGCACAATTAAATCAAGCAGGATTTACACAAGCAAATCAATTAGCTGCACAAGCATTTGCACAACAAGGACAATTAGCAGGATTACAATCAGGACTTGCTAATCAACAACTTGGTTTTGCAACAGCACAACCACAATTAGCTGCCGGTGCGATAGGCATGGCACAGGGTCTAGGACAATCGGATTTAGCATACAGACAAGCTGTGGAAGATGCACAACAAAGTGCAAATAGAATGGCAGCATTTGAACCGATTGAAAGACTTGCAAGATTTGGACAAGGACTAACAGGAGTAGGTGGCGGACTTGGATCAGTACAAACTATGACTGGACCAGCAGCGCCAACACCAAGTCCACTAGCTGGAGCATTACAAGCAGGTATAGGAGCATTTAGTTTAGGTAAACTATTTGGTGGTTAATTATGAATTATAAAGTTATGCAAAGACCTATGTTTAAAATGGGAGGCAAAGCTGCCTCGCAAGGCACAGGTATTACATCAGGTTTAGATGAAAAAGTAAACATGGCTATTGGTGGTGGCGTAATTAAAGGAGATAATCTCGGCTCAAGAGAAGGTTTTCAACAACCAGATTATAGCGGAATGTCTCTTGAAGATTTAATAAATGAACGACAAAAAATGTATGATAAATCTATGTCTGGTTTATCAGACATGAGAGACATAGTTAAACTACAAGCTCTTGGTAATCTAGCAACAAATGTATTACCAAATATTGAAGGCCGTGGATTAACTGGTGTCGTGGATTTTTTTAAAGATCCAATGACAACACAAACAGCCATAGGTGGTTTAACGGGTTTAAAACGAGTAGACCTTAAGGAAAAAGAACTACAAGGTAAAGGTTTAGATAACTTAATAGCAGGAAAAATAAAGTTAGAAACAATAGACATAGCTAGATCTAAAGCAAATAAAGAGTTAGATAGAGAAATAAGATTACGATTAGGTAATGAGGCACAAGAATTATTAAATTCTGTTGGTGGAGATAGAAGTAAATTTACTCCATCTCAATTTGCTGAGTTTGAAAGAAAAATGAAAATAGCTTTAGGTTCAGGTTTTAACACTGAATCTGAAGCAAAAGCAATAGCTTATAATATAGCTTCTAAACTTTTTGATATTGAAAGTATAGGACAGAAAAAATTTGATGAAGAGGTGGAAAGAATTGCATCTAGTCTTTATTTTAGTAATTTTAGAAAAAATGAAGCTGATGGTGGTCGTGTTGGAAGAATGATGGGCACACCAATTACAGGTGAACAACCAATAGCAAATCCTATGGCCGTTGAACGAAAAGATGTAGCTATGGAAACACAGGGTCAAGGCAATGATGCATACGCTATGTTAAGAGCTAGATTACCACAAGAAATACCAGACGATGTTGTAAGATTAATTGCATATAACAAACAAGCTTTTGCAGACTTTGCAAGTATTAAAAACCAGGAAGACGTAACATCGTTCAATCAGAAATATAATGTCTCAATGAACATTGATGTGTCTACCGTATAAGGAGACTCATGGACGAGAGTAAAAAACCACAGATAAGACCTTTCTTACAAACAGCTTTAGATAAAGATCCATTAGACAGAACTTTTATGGAGAAGTTAGCTGTAGGTATTTATGGGCCAGGTATAGAAGCAAGAGAAGACATGAATAAACCATCAGCTGTATTAAGCGATGAGTACAGAGATTTTGTTCTTGATTTACCAGCAGAGGTACAAGCTGATGTAGATAGATACCTAAACATATTTAAAAATGATCCTACTCCTGTAATACAGTTTTTGGATGAATACCGAAAAGAAGGTTATTCTAATTACTTTGATAACAGTAAAAATTTTACAGACATAGCTGATAAAAAAGATTTAGGAAGATACGCTGATTATAATTATCTTGGTAAGGGTGCATATGATGCTTTGTACAGAAAAGACGAAGCTGGTGACAAAGCTAGAAAAAAAGTTATGGATTCAAAATTTGTGCAAGCACAAATTGGTCCAGGTGTTGGTTTATATACAGGAGTTCGAGGAACTGCAGAAACACTAGCAGCATTATCAGATTTGTATCTTGATACAGAAACACTAGATAATGTACAAAAAGCATTACCAGAACTAGATCTTAATGATATTTATGGTGAAAATTCCGGTGGTCTTGCAAAATTTACTTCACTACTAACACAATACGGCACAGGTTTTGCAGTTGCACAAAAGATAGCTAAAAAATTATTTGGTAAAGCAGCAAAAACAAAACTTGCACAAAAAGCTACGGCTGTTGCAGCTACAAATAAAGCAGCAAACTATGGAGTTAATCTTGCAAAATATGGTGGCTACTGGGTATTACCGGCATTTGTTGCTGATACAACTGTGTCTGCTACAGGTCAAAAATCTGTTGGAGAAATATTTGGTGATGAGAGTGGTAACTTTTTAGAGAGAGCTTTGGCTAATACAAAACTAGAAAGTCTAGAAGGTATTACAAATCCAAAAGAATATGCAGCTGCTGTGTTAAGAAATAAATTAAAATTTGGTACAGAAGGCACTGCATTCTTAGGTGCACTTAAATTAGTGGGTCCATCTATGAAAATGATGTCTACAGGCTCAGGCGTAATATTATCTAACGTTGTAGGACCTACGATTGGAGGCATGTCAAGAGTTTTAGCTAGTGAAAAAAGTCAAATACCAAAATTATTTAGAACAGTATCTAAACTTGCAGATCAAGCTTTAACAAAATCTGGTATACCAAGACCAGATCTTTGGAAATACTCTGAGTATGGTGCAGGTGTAAAATCTTCTATACTAAGAGCTATAGATCAATTTTCACAGAATTTTAAATCTGGTGGACCTTTTAATGTGCAGACTAGAAATGAACTTAAAAAACTAGATGGGTTAAATAAATCTGCAAAAAAATCTACAGATATATTTTTAAAAGATCTAGACAGGCAGATGTATAAATTAGCAGACGCTGGGTTTAATGATATATTATTTAATTCAAGCACAGCAAACAATGCACTTAGATATTGGGGTGATGTATTAGAATATATGCGTGGTAATTTAAAATTAAATAAATTACCAGAGTCTTTACGATCTTCCTCTTTTGCGATTAGAAAATTAATTGATGATTACACTACAGAATTATCGCCAATATTAAAAACTATGAATGTTAAAGATGATATTATAAAAAACATGGGTAGATATCTGCATCAGGGTTATGAAATATTTAAAAACAATAGATATAGAGCTCCAAAAGAATTATATGATAATGCCATAGACTACTTTGTAAAACTACAAAAGTCTTTTAACAAAAACATATCATCATCTGATGCAAAAATAGAGGCTACAGCCATGGTAAATAGAATACTTACGATAGGTAGAACCGAGGGATCAACACCTGCACAAAGATTAAAAGCAATTGCAAACGCTGCGCAGGAATTAAAAATACCAAAAACAACATTTAATAAATTTTTTAGTGATGAACAATTACTACCAGATGCGATAGCAAAATTGTTAGGTAAAGTTGAAGATCCAAAACAAATTATTATGGATACTATTGTTGAAATGGCACACACAGCAAATAGTTTTAAAGCTTATAGAGAAATAGCTGAATTTGGTATGGGTAATTTTATATTTAGAAATAGAAAAGAGTATTTAGATTTTGCAAAGAAAAATGGCATTCAATCACCTAGAGAATTAGTAGAGATACAAGTAGCCAAACCTTACAACCTAGATCTTCAAAAAATATTTAAGACTGGCAAAGAACCTATGTTGACTCTACCAGAGATAGCAAAAGCCATGAAAGACAACACACTGATCATGGACCAACTATTAAAACTACCTTTTATGAAATCAATGCTTGCAATCAAAGCAGGTATACAGATGAACAAAACAGTATTATCTTTGATGACACAGATGCGTAACATAACTACGGCTGCCATGTTTGCAACAGCAAATGGACATGTGGGATCAGGTGCATCAGTTGCGGATAATTTTAGAATATTGTTTGATGATCTTGTTGGTAAGACAAAAGATCCAAAAAAATTAAAAGAAATTTTAGAAGAAGCATTAGATAATGGTGCGATAGACTCCTCTACGATAGCACAGGAATTAGAACAGATGATACCAGAGCTTATGGGTGGATCTAAACTAGGTGGTAAAACTGTGATACAAGGAACAACATCTGATAATATACTTGCACATCTTTTCTCAAACAAAGGAGCTTTAGGTAGAGTTGTTGGAAAGTCTATGGAGGCATATCAATTAGGCGATAATCTTTGGAAATTGTTTGGTTATAATTATGTTAAATCACAATTAAAACCAGCTCTCAGAAATTTAGATGATGTTAAAAAATATTTTAGACAGGTTTATAAATATGATTTCAAACCAGTTAGGGCAGATGGCACTAAAAAATCTTTGGATGATGCTATCAAAGAGATATCCGGTATCGAGATAAGAGACACATATCCAAACTATTCTATGATACCAACGTTCGTGCAAAACGTTAGAAAGTTTCCGTTTGCAGGAAATTTCGTTGCGTTCGTATCAGAGATGTATAGAAATTCATTTAACATAGTTAGAGGTGGTATGCGTAAGATGCAGTCTGACAATCCATACATTAGACAGATAGGTGCAAGACAATTGATAGGTTGGACAACAACAGTTGGAATCGCAACACCTGTGGCTATGGATGCTGCACAGAAGATGACCGGTATTACAAAAGAGATGTACAATGCATACAAAGATAGATTTGCTCCACCTTTTGAAAAAGCTTCTGATCTTATACCTGTAACACAACAAAAAGAAGATCGATCATGGAAAGCAAGTAATTTTTCATACCTTGTTCCGTACGCAGATGTGGCAGCTCCAGTAAAAGCTGCAATACAAACGTTTAGACAAGGTAAAAATACAGACATGAATACAGCTATGTTGTTTGCTAATTCTGCTAAATCTTTTGTGGTAAGATCACTTGAACCTTTTTTAGCACCATCAATTATGGCAGAAACTGCATTAGAGTTAACACCGGATTCAAAAGGTATATTTAGAAATAAAAATGGTGGTGTTATTGCAGATATTCAAAATGATCCTGACTGGTTTTCTAAAATCATGTACCACGCATATAGAAAAGTTACGCCAACAACTATAAGAAGTGCTGAAGAAATAGCTCAAGCTGTCGGTGGTGATTTATCTAAATCTGCAATTAAAAGAGATTTATTTGATACTGTATTAAAAGTGTTTACAGGATTTAGTATAACTAAACAAGATCCGTATACATCAATGAGATTTAAATTAGGTACATACTCAGGAATGCTATCAGATGTAAGAGGTGCATTTACTAGAGATATAAACAATGCAACAAAACTACAAAGGGATGCCCGATTGATTGCTAACGGAGTAGAAGCAGAAACAATTGTAAATGAATATGATAAGTTACAATCAAATAACTACAGAGTTTTATCCGAAGTATACAAAGATGTACAAGCATTACGTACGTTAAATTTTACTGAAAAAGAAATAAGAGATTTATTAAGAGGTAGAAGAGCTTTATCGGATAAAGATGTTAGTTTTGTAATGAATGGTTTTTATAATGCAGAAAATTTACCAAACTTTAAAAAAGATTCTGCATTAAGAAATACAATTAAAAATATAAATAGAGAACTTGGAACAAATTATAAAATAAATGATTTTGTAGATAGAAAAAAATTAAGTGAAATAAGAAGAAAATATATAAATATACCATTAGGTTTATCTGAAGAAGATAGAGAAGAATTTTTAAGATCTACACCTGAAAGAAAATTTGAAATAAAAGAACCTGCAATTGAACAAAGAATGCAGTTAATAGAAGATCAAGAAAGTAAAGTACAACCAGTTACACCAGCTGCGCCTTTTTTACCAGACCCGCAAATAGCTAATATGTTTGCTAGTAATATAGGTCCAACAACGGGCTTGACACGTACAGAAGAAGCTCTACTATCACCAACAGAGCAAATAATTAGACAAAGATTACGAACATAATGCCAAATGGAGATAAATTAAGACCTAAAAATACAAGAGAGCATTTACTTGCTATCTATGGATATATTACCGGATTAAAAAAAGACGTTAAACATATGCATGAAGGTGTTCACGATTTGGGCGGTAAGATAGACAAGATCTATTGGGTGTTATTGGGTACTGTTGGGGCAGTATCACTTCTGCTATTAGAAAAAGTATTAGACAAAGGTTGGT